CGATTGAAAATCACCTAACGAAAGATATGGCAGACTTTGTTGAACAAAGCATGTTAGAGTTGCCATGGTACTTTCAAACAGCAACCAGCGACTTTTCTGAGTTAGATGGTTTTCAACAAAATATACCAAACGTGATAGAAACTCCTTACTTTGTAAATCTTCTTGGTTGTCATAATCATGGTACCAGTGCTAATGATGTTAAACCATTCGTTCCTATCATTAGAAAACTAGCAGAGAATACAGGTAGGCCGTTTCTATCCCGTATTCAGCGTATCAAAGCAAATTTATATCCTAAGCGTGTAGATTATCCCGATGACTGTTATCAGATTCCTCATGTTGATATGTGGAATCATGAAAATAGATATGCTGATCCTGGTGAGATTTTTCTATACTATGCTGATGATAGTGATGGAGATACGTTTTTCTTTAATGAGAACTTTGGGGCTAGTAAATATACGGAATTTAAACGCTCTAGTCCTAAGAAGGGTAAGGGTATTCTATTCGACAACTCAACGGTTCACGCTAGTTCGCCACCAAAAAATCATGAGAGAAGGATGACACTTAATTTCATCTTTACTAAATAGTCCGCTCAATTTCGGGCATTATTATGGAGTATTTCAATGTTCAAAGATTGGAAAACTACGGTCCTAGCACTAATTCCATTGCTTGCTTATGGACTAAAACTTGCTGGTGTGTGGCCAGATAGCATCCCGCTACCTCCACTAGATCAGATTTGGCCAGCTCTACTTGCAGTAGTTGGTGTTGGTGTTGCTGCTAAGGACGCAGGTAACTAATTTTCTATTTGTTTTTTAGCATCATCTAAATATTTCTTAATGGCATCGACGGAGTTCTTACAGCGTTTATTGTTCTTATAGAGTTCAACAATCGTTTTGGCTACGTCGGTGTCATTTAGCGTTTTCCAGTTTGGCCACTTTGTCTTGATCGGACAGTCATACATTTCATCTGGAGGTGTAATGACTTGTAGTTTAGTTGTTGGTGCTGTTGATTGGCAGCCAGCTAGTAATAGTGAGAGGATGATTAGTTTCTTCATTGTGATAGTTCCCTTATAGTTCTTTTGAGAACCTCTGATGATTCCTTTTCATCTTTATGAGTATCTAGATATACATCTAGACCTTTCAACCTTTCATTCAAGTAGGACTCTTTGTTTTTCAGATCGGCAATAATCCTGTTACTTTCTCTACTCAATTCTGTTAGGTCGTTGATGACTTCTGCCTGTGTCGCCAACTCTTTCTCTAAGGCTTCTACCCTGGCTTGTGCTAGTGTAGCCTCTTCTATGGAACTTTTCCAAATGTATATTCCGCCACCAGCAATGATAGCCATAACTATTCCTAAGACTAAATTGATTGTCCAATTATTGATGGGCATCTTGACACCTCCACGCATCCTGCTATAATATATATGTATGTGGGGAAAGAACAATGATCTTATGTTCCTGTAATACTATATCTTCAAACACAATCAAACAGATCCTTGAACATCATTCCGGTGATGTTCCTTCCGTTCAAGAAATCATGGAAAAGCATGGATGCTCGGTAGTTTGTGCTACCTGCGTTCAGAGTATCAAAGTTGAGATAAGGAAACACTATGAAAGAAGGGTTTTTACTAAATAGATGTGTCCGTCACGAAGCGCCAACTTCCACGGACTCTAATGCTTACAAGGAGCACCAGCATGTCTATTTATTGTCCCATATCAAAAGCCCTCGGTATATCTTTTGAGCCAGCCGACACTTTCACTTACGATCCCGACAAGAAGATTTTTGATCCTGAATACATGGGTAATCATGGACCATTAAACGCTTTTTATGGTAAAAACCACACTGAACAGACTAAACAGATTATACGAGAAAAGAGAAAATTACAAAAAAGTTCAGGATGGAAATGGTCAGAAGAATCAAGATTGAAGGCTTCTCAAAGAAAAAGATCAAAACATACGGACGAACATAAAAGACTGATAAGTGAAAAGATGTTAGGAAGAAAGAAACCTATAGTCACATGTCCTCATTGTGATAAAGAAGGTGGTCTTCCTCAAATGAGACAGTGGCATTTTGATAATTGTAAGGAGAAAATATAATGCGTGTGTATATCGGACCATATGTTAAGTGGTGGGGACCATATCAACTCGCCCAACTAATTCCATTCGTCAGTGAAGATACACATGACAAGATTGGTGCGTGGCTTGCCGAGACTTGGGTTAATAATGTTTGTGAATGGTTCTATTCCAAGACCAAACGCAATATCAAAATTCGTATTGATGATTATGATACCTGGTCAATGGATCATACACTTGCTCTTATCATCCTACCTATGCTTAATCAAATTAAAGAAACCAAACATGGTTCACCATATGTTGATAACGAGGATGTTCCAGCACATATGCGTCATACACTTAGTAAAGGTTCAGATGATTATGAGACGGATGATCGTTGGATTCATTACAAGTGGGATTGGGTTCTCAATGAAATAATCTGGGCATTTGAGACACATCTTAATGAAGCATGGGAAGATCAGTTTCGTCACGGTGATCCAGATTATGAGTTTATTCATGTTGGCGGTGAGATTGGAACTGATAGTGAATTGAGTGAAATGAAACAAAGAAATCCTGATTACTGGGTTGACTATGATAAGATTAAAGAGTATAATAACAGAATAGACAATGGATTCAGATTGTTCGGTAAGTATTATCGTAACCTATGGGACTAAGGAGATTGACAATGGTTGCAATTGAGAAGAGTATGCAGATCCTTGAGACTGCATTCAAACAGCGTGCCTTTGATGGCAAGTGGGAACGAATTGTCAAGATTATGGATCTTGATAACTCTTATTCATTCGTGAATGAGAATGGAAATCGCACTACTCTAATTCCGGAGAAGTGGGTAACGGTCGGTGTTTACGACTATCTTATGGAGATTGAAAACTAATGGCTAATAATCTAAAACTATTTCGTTTGCTCGGTGAAGAAATGATTGCTGAGTTGGTATCAGAAAATGATAAGTCATATAACATTAGAAATGCTGTTCGTATTGTGATCATGCCTAATAAAGCCGATCCGAATACACCAAATGTTGGTCTTGCACCATTTCTACAGTTTAGCGATGATAAAGAAATGACAATCGACAAGAATCATATTATAACAATAGCAACACCTCTAACAGATTTTGTTAATCAGTATAATAGTATCTTTGGTGGTGTTATCATTCCAGATAGCAAGTTGATTAAACCTTGATGAAATTTTACACAAACGTTGAAGTATGGGGCGGTAAAATTCTTTACCGTGGTATTGAAGATGGTCGGAGAGTTCAACGTCGAGTTGATTACTTTCCGACTTTGTTTGTTCCTTCTCAAAAGCCGACCAAATACACAACAATCTATGGTGAGTATGTTGGTCCTGTTAAACCAGGATCAATTAAGGATACCCGTGAGTTTGTGAAGCAATATGATGGTGTAGAAAGTTTCAAGATTTATGGAAACACTCGTTATCACTATTGTTTTATTGCTGATGAATTTCCTGGCACCGTTGATTGGGATATGTCACTTATCAAAGTGGCAAACATTGATATTGAGGTTGGTTCAGAGAATGGTTTTCCAGAACCTGAAACTGCTAGTGAACCTTTGACCGCCATCACTATTAAGATGGACGGTCGCTTTGTCACGTTTGGTCTAGGTCGTTATATCAATGAAAATCCCAACGTAACTTATTTCCGCTGTCGTGATGAACATGAACTAATCATGCGTTTTATTGATTGGTGGGAATCGGACTATCCAGATGTCATTACTGGATGGAACGTTGATCAGTTTGATATACCTTATCTTGTAAATCGTATCACAAGATTGGAAGGTGAGCGTATTGCTCGTAAACTTTCTCCGTGGAACGTTTTGCAGGATAAGGTCATTGACATTGGGATGAATCGTAAGACTAAAGGTTATAACATCTTTGGTATTTCCACACTTGATCTAATGGCGCTATACAGAAAGTATTCACCAGGTGGCCAGTCACAAGAATCATATAGACTAGATAACATTGCCCACGTTGTTCTTGGTGAGCGTAAGTTATCGTATGATGAATATGGTTCATTGCACAATCTATACAAAGAAGATTATCAAAAGTTTATTGACTATAACATCAAAGACGTTGACCTTGTTGACAGAATTGATGCTGAAGAAAATTTAATCTCTTTGGCTCTTACTCTTTCTTATGATAACAAGTGTAACTATGAAGATGTATTCGCACAGGTTCGTATGTGGGATGTCATTTGCTTTAATCATCTAAAGAGTAAGAACATTGTAGTTCCGCCTATTGAACGACATGAAAAGGATGAAGCATATGTGGGCGCCTATGTTAAAGACACTATTAATGGATTTCATAATTGGGTTGCTAGTTTCGATGTCAACTCTGAGTATCCTTCTGTCATTATGGGATCCAATATCTCGCCTGAGACGATTATTGATCCTAGTCTTTACACCCCTGCTATGCGTAATATTGTGGCAAGCAATGTTACTGTTGATGCACTCCTTTGTAGGTCTCTTGATCTATCTTTTCTAAAGGATGAAAACGTTTGTCTAACTGCGAATGGACAATTCTATCGTCGTGACAAGCAAGGCTTCATGCCTGAGATGGTAGAGAAGATGTTCAATGATCGTAAGGTCTATAAGAAGAAGATGCTTGAAGCAGAACAAGAATATGAAAAAGCAATACATCCAAACATCAAAGCGGAACTTAAAACAAAGATTGCAAAGTATAAGAACCTTCAGATGTCTAAGAAGGTTTCTCTTAACTCATTATATGGCGCTTCTGGATCTAAGTATTTCCGCTTCTTTGATCTTCGCAATGCTGTGGCTATTACATCAACTAGTCAATTATCTATTCGCTGGATTGAGTCTGCACTCAATTCATACATGCAGAAGATTCTAAAAACGGAGAATGATTATGTTATTGCGGTTGACACTGACTCGGTTTATCTCAACCTTGCAGAACTGGTACATAAAACGTTGTCTGGTGATGTTGAAGATACTACGAAAACCATCAATTTCATGGACAGAGTTTGTGAAAGTAAATTGCAACATGTTATTGATAAGGCTTGCGGAGAACTTGGTGATTACACTAACGTCTATCAACAAAAGATTGTTATGAAGCGTGAGGTCTTGGCAGACAAAGCAATCTGGACTGCTAAGAAGCGTTATATTCTAAATGTTCATAACTCTGAGGGCGTGCAGTATGCTCAACCTAAGAAGAAAGTTATGGGCTTAGAGATGGTAAAGAGTTCAACTCCATCAGCATGTAGAAAGAAACTAAAGGAAGTTATTGATGTTATCTTTGGTGCAGACGAAGCGGCTGTCCAGTCATTTATTCAAGTATTTCGTGGTGAGTTTGAAACTCTATCTCTATCGGACATTTCTTTTCCTAGGGGAGTCAATGGTCTGGATAAATACAGCGATTCAAAGAGCGTATATGCATCAGGATGTCCTATACATGTTCGTGGTGCTCTCGTATATAATTATCTTTTACGCAATCATAAACTTACTGGTAAGTATCCACTAATCAATGGTGGTGAGAAGATCAAGTATATCTTTCTCAAAGAACCAAATACAATTCAATCTAATGTAATTGCGTTTTCACAAGGAGACATACCGAAAGAACTTGACTTACACAAATACATAGATTATAATCTACAGTTTGAAAAGGCTTTCTTGGATCCTTTGATTATCATTCTCAATGCGATTGGTTGGAAGCCAGAAAAATCATCTAGCCTGGAGGACTTCTTTTCATGAGTAAAAAGAAAGACGATAAACATAAACATTCACCAGCACGTTTGTATGAGTTTACGCCAGATGAAGCCACGATCACATCAAACAACATTGTTGAACTTGCTAACATTGTAAGAGTTGGAATTGGCGGACCGTTGTTAGAAAAACTATCACCAGAACTAAAGAAACATTTTAAAGAGGTAGCATGAACTTTGAACTTTATAATGGTGATTGTTTGGATGAACTAAAAAAGCTACCAGACAATTCTATTGATTCTTGTGTTACAGATCCTCCTTATGGTTTATCATTTATGGGTAATCAATGGGATTATGATGTACCTTCCGCTGATATTTGGCGGGAGGTTCTTCGTGTTTTAAAACCTGGCGCACATTTACTTGCCTTCTTTGGTTCACGCACATATCATCGTGGTGCAATAAAAATTGAAGATGCAGGCTTTGAGATTAGAGATCAGATCATGTGGCTGTATGGTTCTGGATTTCCAAAAGCAGGTAATTTGAAACCTGCACATGAGCCTATTGTTGTTGCTCGTAAATCTTTTAGTGGCTCACGAAAAGATAATGTTGAAAAATTTGGCACTGGCGGTTTGAACATTGATGATTGTCGTTTAAATGGTGGTGCAAAAAAGTGGACAAAGCCGAGAGGAGGTATCTGGAAAACTGATAGTGAAGCGAAAGCTGTTCTTGTAGATAATCCTCTCGGTCGTTATCCTGCCAATGTTATTCATGATGGCGCTATTGATATTGAAGAAGGTCGTTTCTTTTATTGTGCCAAAGCATCAAAAGCAGATCGTGATGAAGGACTAGAACAATTTCTAGCAAAGAAAGTTGTAACATTTCAAACAGGCAATGGTGCATCTGGAAATGCTTCGTCACTATCAGCAGATAGAAATACCGAATACAAGAATATACATCCAACTGTGAAGCCAACCGACTTGATGAAATATCTTGTCAAACTAGTGACACAGAAAGGTGGTACAGTTCTTGATCCTTTTATGGGATCAGGTTCAACTGGTAAAGCGTGTGGCTTTGAAGATTACAAGTTTATCGGAATCGAGAGAGACGCCGAATACTTTGAAATTGCCAAAGTAAGAATAGAACATGCTTATCAAAACAAGATTGCAAATCTTGAAGAATTTTTCACTGACTAAAAGGAGAAACTTATGTCAGATATTTTCAATCAATTATTAGCAGAAACGGATAATGAGTATGCAGGCATCGTTGATGATGGTGTTGCTGCTGGTGATGTGTCAGGTTATATTGGCACAGGTAACTATGCTATGAATGCATTGCTATCAGGTTCAATCTATGGAGGTTTGCCACAAAACAAAGTTACAGCATTTGCTGGTGAACCTTCTGTTGGTAAGACTTTCTATGCATTGAATGTTGTCAAGCAGTTTCTAGAGGATAACAAAGATGGATTTGTATTTTACTTTGAGTCAGAGTCCGCTATCTCCAAGCAATTCATTATTGATCGTGGTATTGACGCAAAGCGTGTTGGCATTATTCCTGTGGCTACTGTACAAGAGTTCAGGACCCAAGCAGTAAAAATCCTTGACAAATATCTTATTGAAAAGCAAAAGCCTCCAATGCTTTTCGTTCTTGACTCTCTCGGTAATCTATCAACTGATAAAGAGATGCAAGATATCGCTGATGGTAAAGACACAAGAGATATGACACGGGCACAATTGGTTCGTGGTGCGTTTCGTGTTCTTACATTGAAACTTGGTAAAGCACAAGTTCCATTGATTGTGACTAATCACGTTTATGATGTTGTTGGTTCATACGTGCCAATG